AGAGCGAAGCCTTGACCCGGAGCAACTCGTCCTTGTTCCAGAACTCCGGCCACAGGACGTTGCCACTCGGAAGTATGGCGGGGAACTCCACAAGCTCCCACTGGTCGGCCATAATATCCGACCCCTGGGCCTTGATTAATTTTCCCGTAAGGTCCTTGAGGGACCACCGCGTCATTACAATTACTATAGAGCCGCCCGGTTGAAGACGCTGACGGGGTCCAGAAGTGTACCACTCGTAGGCGTGCTCGAGAGCCGTTTCCGAAAGAGCGTCCTGTTCCGAATGCGGGTCATCAATAATGAGAAGGTCCGCACCGCGACCCGTAATCGCACCGCCCACACCAGCCGCGTAATACTCGCCGCCGTGGCCCGTGTCCCAGCGTCCCGCTGCCTTGGAATCCACACTAAGCTCCACATCCGGGAAAACCTCCTTGTACTCCTTCGTCTCCATAAGGTTCCTCACCTTACGGCCAAACCGCACCGCAAGCTCTGCAGTATGCGTCGTCTGAATGATCTTTAGCTTGGGGTTCTTCCCTATAAGCCACGCCGGCAACATGTAACTGGCGAACTCCGACTTGGTATGCCGTGGGGGCATGTTGATAATGACCCGCGCTCCATGGGACCCGGCCAACTTCTCGTATTGCTCGGCTACCTTCCTGTGGTGAGCCCCCTCAATAAAGCCTGACCAAACGTGCTTTACAAACTCCATAAAGTCCCCCTCGGCACGTTTTCGCACCGAAAGTTTCCGCTGCGCCTCCTCCAGCGCAAGTACCTCGCGTAACACTTCGTCAGGCGCGTTTCTCACGTTTAAACCCCAAATATTCTA